CTGTGACCACACGTGAATTTGATTATGTTCTAGAGGAAGATGAAGATGTATAAAGTAACAGCATATTTTCGTAAGCATAAAGTTACGAAATCGTTTTATGATCTTTATGATGCCATAGATTTTAAAGATAGTGCAGACGCGCATTATCCAATAAAAACAAATTTAGAAAAGGTGAAAGATATGAAAGAATTTATTTACGACTCTTGGAATGGTGTTATGAACTCTAACGTCAATCCATTGAGACATATTCCAAATTTACATGTAAGACATATGGTGCTACAAGTACTAGCATGGATGTGGTGTATTGTATTTGCATTTTATCTCGGCAGTGTTGTAGCTTTTGGTGTCAGTGCTGTAGCTCATGCTATTGTGTTGGCTGCTATTGTGATTACAGTTGGTACGTTTGAAACAGCAAGAACTAATCCAACATTTTTTAATCCTCGTGATAATATTATCAACAGCCGCGGTGTAGGTGGTGAACACGAATAATATATAACTATATGTGGTTATTTAATGAACAGCCTTACGATAAAACACCAGATGAATACCAAGGATTTGTGTACCTTATCACAGAACTGGATACAAACAAAAAGTATATCGGTAAAAAGAACTTCTGGCGGCCTAAGACATTACCAAAAAATAGTAAGAGAACTCGACGAGTGCGCACTCGAGTCGAATCTGACTGGCGAGAATATTATGGATCTAATAAAGAACTTCAAGTACTCGTTGAACAGCGAGGGCAAGATAGTTACAAAAGAGAGATCTTAATACTTTGTAGAACCAAAGGTGAGATGTCATACCACGAAACGAAATTACAATTTGAAAATGATGTCTTATTAAGAGATGATTATTATAACGAGTTTATAGGATGCAAGATTCATTCGAGACATTTGCCGAAAAACTTATAGCATTCTATGGTGATAAGCTAGTTAATCCTGAGCAGTATCCAAAAACATTTGAATATCAGGTAAAGATATACGCTTATATAAATAAAAATAGAGGTGAAGATGAAATACGTATATGAAGCAATTGAAGAAGTTCAAAAAGCAAAGACAAAAGCTGATAAAGTCGACAAACTTAAGAAAAATGATTCATGGGCTCTTAAAGATATTTTAAGAGGAACATACGACTCTACAGTTAAATGGTTGATACCTCCGGGTGAACCACCGTACACCCCGACTGATGGACACAACGCTCCATCAAATCTCCTTAAAAGAAACAAAGAATTCGCATATTTTGCTAAAGGCGGACCGGGAGGAAAACTTCCAGCCTACAAGCGAGAAAAGATTTTTATCGGTTTGATTGAGTCGATTGATCCTAAAGATGCACGACTCGTTATATCTATGATTAACAAGGAAAAGCTAAAAGGTATTACAAGACCCGTAATAGAGGAGGCCTTTCCAGGATTATTACAAGATTAACCACTAACCGGAGTATCTAGTATGACAACAGCTCAGCTTGAACGACTCAAGAAAGACTCAAACGACCTTCAAACATATGCAGAAAAATTGAAGAGGAAAGGATTGATCAATAGAATGAAAAAAATCTTAGAGAAACGAGCTTTCTTAAACCAACGAATCGCTGAGGTAACATAGAAAAATATAAGGATTAAAAAGGGCTCCAATTTTTGGAGCTCTTTTGATTTTTATTCTATTTTTGGGGTTTACAACAAGCACTTTCTATGGTATAATAACTAGTATTATGTTGGAGAGCGGAGGTATATCTCATGAATCTTTTTATTTTATCAATGGACCCTATTGAAGCTGCTGAAATGCAGTGTGACAAGCATGTCCCTAAAATGCTAGTCGAATCAGGACAAATGTTGTCTACTGCTCATCGTGTACTCGATGGTAAACTCACTAAAAAACCATCTAAGTCTGGTAAGACAATGGTTAAATACTGGGATCTGTATGAAGGTGCCAATGACTTAGAAGCAGAATTACTCTATTACAAAGCTGTGCATGTTGGTCATCCTTGTACAAAATGGACTATGGAATCAGATTCAAATTATCGTTGGCATTGGGAACACATGAAAGCTCTTGCCGACGAGTATACATATAGATATAGTACTGAAAAAGAGCCGTATAAAACTCATAAGACTCAACGCGAATTATTGTGGCAAATTCAATCAATACCGCGCAATATACCAAAAGGACCAATGACTCCGTTTCCTCTAGCAATGAAGTCAAATCCCGAATGTATGTTTGATGATCCAGTGAAGTCTTATCGTGCGTTTTATCAGACTAAACAAGAACGTTTTAAAATGCTATGGGAAAAAGGAAGGGATAAGCCAGAATGGTTTCAATATCACAACTTAGTCCAGTTGACCGCTTAATCTTGTTGACAGAAGAAATTGCAATACTCGAATCTCAATTACAGCCACATGACACAGGTCATATTAGTACAGCAATCAGTGTATTAAGAGAAAGAGTATTCGAAATAAGGGAAGAAATCGATGCCGCGCTACACGCTCAAAGACGATAAAACTCAACATACATGGGATGTAACTTGCTCTTACGAAGAACTGAAAACTATTCTTAATGAGATGCCAGATGTAACACAAGTGCTATCATTTCCTAATATGATTACTCAGCACGGTTCTACTATTGGAAAGACGAGTGGAGACTGGCGAGATTTCATGAAAAAAATCGACAAAAACGCAGGAAGAAAAAGTAAAGTAAAAATATGAGCAGCGCAAAAGTTAGATACGAAGACTTACTTGAATTTGATCCAATTACAGGAAACCAAAAGAAAGCATTTGAGTTATGGGATGAAGGCGAAAATCTAGTTCTAGCTGGTTCAGCTGGTACGGGTAAAACTTTCATAGCAATGTATCTTGCTCTCGAAAAAGTACTTGAAAAATCTACAGAGTTTGATAAAGTGATTGTTATGCGTTCTGTAGTCGCTGTACGAGAAATAGGTTATCTTCCCGGAAAGTTGGAAGAAAAAACATCTGTTTTTGAAGCTCCGTATAAAGCAGTTGCCGAAGAACTATTAGAAGATAAAGCTGCTTGGAACAAATTAACAAATAGTCATCAAATACTATTTGAAACTACATCATTTGTACGAGGTAAAACGTTTGATAGGGCTATTATTATTGTCGATGAAATGCAGAATCTTAACTTTCATGAGCTCGATTCTGTCATGACTCGAGCTGGAGAAAACTGCAGGCTAATCTTCTGCGGTGATTATTTACAGACAGATTTTCACCATGAGGGTGAAAGGAATGGCTTAGCAAAGTTCTTAAATATTATCGAAAGAATGAAAGACTTTTCGGTTGTTCAATTTGGATGGGATGATATTGTTCGCTCCGGTATCGTCAGAGATTACATCATGACTAAGGAGATGATAGGAATAAAATAAGATGAAAAAAGCAGCATATGCATTTTTTGCATTCTGGATGGCAATGGTTGCATTTATATTTTTTGCACCACGAGCAGATGCATCATCGATGTACGCTAAGCCCGTACACTGTGGACCGGAATTAGATTCACTTATTGAAGCATGGGAAGACGAAGAACTGTATCCTCTAGTAGCTCTAGGCGGTGTAGCATGGATGGCTGACGGTACGACTGTAGCATCAGTCACGTTTATTGTTGTAAACGATGATGGAAGAAATGCTGTAGTTGAAAGAACTTCTACAGGTTATTGTTTACTTTCTAGTGGAAATGTGGTAGAATATAACCCTGATACAATAAAAGACATGATGGGCTGGTAATGACAAATAGTTGTTTACATTTCCGGAAAATTGTGGTATAATAGATTATACAATTGAAAAGGAATATGATGATGGAGTTTATCCATGAAAAGATTGATATGGGATACGAAAGCCTTGATAGAACAGATAGTCCAGATGGTAGGCGTTATCTTACCTTGGACGGTAATGCTTATCCTTCTGTTACTACTGTACTCTCTATCCTAAGCGAAGAGTCTATTGCTAAGTGGCGTAAACGTGTTGGTGAAGAAGAAGCTAATCGTATCGGCGGCCGTGCTGCAGCTCGTGGCACAGCAGTCCACAGTCTTATTGAAAAGTATCTTCAGAATGAAAAGGATTGTAGAGAAAGCTTCTTACCTCACGTAGTACAATCTCTTGAAAATCTACGTCCTCTACTCGATAAGCACGTTACTAAAGTATATGGTCAAGAAGTTCCTCTCTACTCTGATCATCTTAAGCTAGCGGGTACCTGTGATGCCATTGTTGAATGGGATGGTGTACCTACAATCGTTGACTGGAAGACTTCACGCCGTCCTAAGAAGAAAGCCAACATTAGTAATTACTTCATGCAACTTGCAGCCTATGCTGTTATGTGGGAAGAACGCACTGGTATGGCTATCAACCAGACTCGCATTGTCATGGATGTAGATGATTTCCATCCTGTTATGTACAAAGAAACTCGAGATGCTTGGATTGACAAGATGATTGAAACTCGTGATGAATATAACAAAAGAAAAATGTTTCATGGATAAAGCAAAGAGATTGCACAGATCTACTTTTGCGAGGATAAGAAGAAAAGCTCGTAAAACTGCTATCTTTACTCGTCAAACATTAACGTTTGGTAAGCTTAGAGCCAGACGAAAAAAAGTGAAAAAAATTCAAAAAAAGTGAAAAAAATGGTGTACAATCTTCTTTTTTTATGGTATAATAGATCTATAAAATGGAAAAGGAAGAGGAGTCCTAAATGTCTAAGCCAATCTCAAACTCTAAGTATCGTCAGTTAATCTTATCGATGACACATGACCAACAGCGTGAATCAATCGAACGTGGTCTTCGTGTCCTTCCTCGTTTTATTATGGAAGAAGTTGCACGTGTACCTCAGCTTCCAGCATCAGCAAAAGTTATCAAAAATCTCGAGTCTCGCTTAAAGCAAGTTCGGTTGATGCATTCTTCACTTATTGCAAATGGGAGGGTTGTATAATGACTAAATCAATGACAGTAGATCAAATGTCTGCATTTCAAACTGAATATTATGATTTGTACAGAATTGAAACTAAGACAACAGATATTCTTAATCGTATTGTATACCTTGAGGGTATCTTTGAAAACATCGACCTTGGCAAAATCTTGATTGACTTTGGTCCGGAGGCTGCATAATGACAATATACTTAGACATGGATGGCGTAATCGCTGACTTCTTTGATGGTCTAGCTAGACGATATGGTGTAAGCCATTGGAAGTCTATTCAAGATCGTGAAATCAAGTTTAGAGAACTTGCTAATACTGACTTCTTTTACAACTTGGATTTGTTTCCAACATCTCAGAAACTTGTAAATCATGTGAAAGCAGTAGCTTTTTCAGAAGAAACCGAATGGGGTATCTGTTCTTCTCCGCTTCGTGGTGATTCTCATAACTCTTCTTTTTGGAAAAGACTCTGGTTAGAAAAACATGATTTCGTTCCACCGTTGATTGAAAACATGATTTTCACAAGTAACAAACACAAATATGCTGTAAGTCCTTTGACTCGCAGACCAAATATTCTCATCGATGATAAGCCAGAAAATATTCGTCGATGGAATGAAGCTGGTGGTATCGGTATTCGCTACCAAGCAAATGAAGATGATCTTGAAGAATACCTGTTTGTTGAATTGGAGAATGCATGCGTATTGGCGAGATACTAAAACTTCGTTTTGATTTTGAAGAACTAACAGATGGTTTTCAAATGCCTGAAGGGACTGAAGGGAGTGATATAAATACTCTCGAGTGGTTTGTTGAGAATGGCCATAGGTCAAACTCGCTTCGTAATGGTTTTAATGATGCATATGTAATAGCACAAACGATCATTACGGAGTACCATAATGGCGGAATCAAAATCAGAGAAGAAATCTGTAACCATTGACGCAGATGCGATCGATGGTGCAGATACAAATGGCGATGGCCATGTTACAAAAGAAGAAATGGAGATGCATTTGGAATTCAAGAGAAAAGCTCTTGAAGATCAAGACGCTCAGAGAGATGCTATTCGTAAAATGGCGTGGTTCTCTTTGATTGGCCTACTAGTTTATCCAATTGGTATTGCATTAACATCTGCTCTTGGTATGGTGCAGGCATCTGAGTTGATTGCTGACATCGCACCCACATACTTTGCATCTATTGCAGTATTAGTTTCAGCTTTCTTTGGAGCAGATGCGATCGCAAAGAAAAAATAAAAGTGAGTAATTATGTCAAGATTGATTTATCAAGTGTACGTTGGAAAGCGTTCACATTTATATGATTGGTGTACAGAATCAGTAAAAAAATATGCAGAGAGGATTGGCGCAGACTATGTTATTCAGCGTCAACCTCTTTTGCGTATTAAACCAGACGTTTTTTCAACAAATCGAAGTACTGAGTCGTATGAAAAGCATGGTGGCTTTTTGCCGATTTATGAAAAAGAAAACGCATTTTCACGGTTTGATAAGTATGATCAAATCGCGATTATTGATTCAGATATCTTTGTAAGAGATACCGCACCCGATATCTTCTTTGAACTCGATGAAGAGTATGATTTTGGAGGATGCGTTGAAGCAAATATGCCAATGCACGATTGGTATCGAAATAAGATTATAAATTATTCTAGAATGCAATACAGTAGTTTGAAGATTGACTGGGAATGGAATGATGAAACCGGATTCCCATTCATGAATATGGGCATGATGCTTATGAATAAAAGTTTTGCTCAACACTTAAACGATCAAACGCCTAAGCAATTTCTAGAACGTAAAGAGTTTAAGATGTTCATTGATGGTATGGGTCCATGGAAATGGTCAACAGATCAAACTCTTTTGAATTACTGGATTCGAAAAGAAAAGATGAATATTAAGAAACTTGATTGGAAGTGGAATGGATTGTACACTGCATGTACTCGAATTAAAGAATGCCATTTTGTACATTTCTTCTTGAAAGATAAACTTCCAAATCGCGGCGAAAATGTAAATGAATTGAAAGAAGCAATCTTATGACATTGATATCTGAATTTTTTAGTGAAGATGAAAAGAAATACGCATCAGTCGATATTGAAAATAATATGTTTGTAGTAAAGTATTATACCAATGGTGAAGTGACTGGTAGATATAGCACAGATTGGCGACAAGACGCTGAAGGTAAAGCCGAAGAGCATGTTCTTGGATATATTGCTCAAATAGATCAAATAGATCCAGATGAATACCAAGGTGGAGTAGAGTATTTCGGATGAAAATTGTTGTCTTAGGAGGTGATGGCTTTTGTGGTTGGCCTACATCATTAAAGCTTGCAAAAGAAGGCCATGAAATTATCATTGTCGACAATATGTCAAGACGTGCAATTGATAGTGAATTAAAAAGTAACTCGCTCACTGACATATATCCGATTGGTGATAGATTAGATACAGCAAGACATAAAGGATACGATATTCGTTTTTGGAATATCGATATTACTAATTATGGTTATCTTGCAAAGATGGTAAACGAGTTACAGCCAGATGCTATTGTTCACTTTGCTGAACAAAGAGCAGCGCCTTACTCAATGATTAGCCAACATGAACGAAGATATACTGTCGACAACAATGTGGTTGGTACGCATAATGTTCTCAATGCGATTATTGATCATAGCCCTGATACACACTTAGTTCACTTAGGAACAATGGGTGTGTATGGATATTCAAAAGACTTTGGTGCAATCCCCGAAGGCTATCTTAATATCAAAGTTAATTCTACGAAGAAAGATACTGATATTCTTTACCCTACAAATCCGGGTAGTGTTTATCATATGACAAAATCTCTTGATCAATTGTTATTTCAATTCTACAATAAGAACTGGGCAGTAAAGATTACAGATCTTCATCAAGGAATCGTGTGGGGTACACAGACAGAAGAAACAATGCAAGATGAAAAACTTGTCAACCGTTTTGATTATGATGGTGTTTATGGTACAGTCTTGAATCGATTTATTTCACAAGCTGCGACTGGTAATGATTTAACTGTTTATGGAACTGGTGGACAAAAGAGAGCATTTATTCATATTCAGGATACTGCCGAGTGTGTAAGACTTGCAATTGAAAATCCTACAAGCGGTGATAAAGTACGCATATTTAATCAAGTTTCAGAAGTAAGATCCGTAAAAGAATTAGCTGAAATGATTTCGAAATCTTATGGTAGTAAAATACAATATCATGAAAATCCACGGAAAGAAC